CGTAACCGGCATCTAGGGCTTGATTCAGTGAATCTACGTCGCTTACGTTGTTGAACCGGATACGCCTGATGAAGTACTTCGAGAAGATCGGGTGAATCCCCTCGGAGACTCCCGGCATCTTGGCGATGGTTCCCGTAGGTGCTACGGTTCTCCGCTTCACCGGCACCGGGATACGGAGCTCGTGAGAGAAAGCGGTTGCGGCGTCATCGACGTTCCCGGCCATCTCCCGGAGGAGATCCCTGAACCAGGCGTTCAGCGGGGCTTTCGAGTACTGGTGCCCCACCATAGCCAGGAACGAAGCAACACCTAAGTGCCCCACTCCGATCCGGCGATTCCGGTCCAGGACTTCTCTGGACTTCGGATCTGCCACGTCCGAGAACGTGGCCCGGATCAGGAACCTGGTCATCAGCCGGTGGGCTTTCATCAGCCCGAGGTAATCCGGCTTCCCGTTGTCCTTCACGAACGCCGCGAGATTGACGTGACCGAGGTTGCACGGCTCCCACGGTTGGAGTGTGATCTCCCCACAAGGATTAGTGCAGACGACCTCGTTCGGCTCCCCGACGTTTGACAACGAACTGTCCCAGAACCCAGGCTCACCGTTGGCTACCATGCCCTCTGTGATCCACTTCAGGACACGACCAGCCTTGGTGGCTGGGTCGTGGGCGTCCCGCCAGAACTTATCGTCAACCTCGACGCTGATGTTCGTTGTCCAGTGAGACCCCGTAGCCTTCTTGATCCTCACGAACTCCTGTATCTGGGGATCCTTCCAGTTCATCATCGACATCCGGGCAGACCGGCGAACACCACCGGCTACCACACACTGGGCTATAGCGTGGTCCATGTCCATCGCATCAATCCCCGTCATCATCCGGCCCCGGAAGGCCAGATCCGCTAAGACGTCGTTTACGTCACGCAGCATCTTCGCCAGGGGGAGTGGTCCACTGGCCCTACCACCGAACGTGCGTAGCCTGGCTCCAGAGGGTCGCACACGGGACACGTCGTACACCCGGTGGAAGTGTTTGACCTCGTCCCGGTAGTGGGTGTCGATGAGGTCTGCGAGTGCTGCTGCCCATCCTTCACGGGAATCCTCTATCTGGTAGGAGCCAACCCAGTCCGGGTGGTACTCGTTTGATAACACTCCTGACTGAAGTAGAACTTCATAGTCCGGGTGGTCTGGGTCGCAGACGATGTCCACGAGAAGGTCTTGCTGTACCACAGGGTAATCACCCAAGTACGAGTTCGAGTAGTTCGCACCTACTCCACCTCCTTCCATCAATCGTAGAAACGTGAACCCGAAGTGGTCCGACGGCTTGTCGGTCCACCCGGCTACCCAGCAGTTGAAAAGGTGCTGGGCGCCTTTAACGCCCGACGCCCACAGGTGCCGTCCGGCTGGGAGGATCTTGAACTCCTCCATCATCTGGATCAGGTCGTCTCGTTCCCCAGCCAGGTGGTAACGGCCATCGACAAGTCCGAGATTCCCGTCAACGACTCGTTCCACGGTTCCCGGCCAGGTCTCTTTGGTTCCGTCTGGCTTGGTACGTGAATAGGTTCGCTCAAAAACGAGCTTTCCGGTGGGTCCCCAGGCTGCTTCATCGGTCATGCTGCTCCTCTCACTAGTGTCAATTTAGGGCGGCGCGGGGTGAACTCCCCGCCGCAGTACGCTTCCCGGTCCTCGGCTGACCAGTTCTCGATCAGCATAGGCTTCTCGTGCGGGAACAGGTCCGGGGTTAGGAGCGATCGGTAGAACTCCGATCGCCCCATCCCGTTGAACACCGAGTCGAAGATGTTGAGGCTCACGGCATCGACTCTTCGGAGTAGTCGTCCTCTAAGGCGTTTGCGTAGAACTTCTCCTGCTTCTTGATGGATCGCATGTTGTCGTCCCAGATCGGCACAGCAGACCGGGGCCCTCTATCGATCCATCCACTCCCGAAGTTCTCTCTCATCGCCAACCCCCTAAGTGGTTGTACTCAGAGCCTTCCCAGCCTTCGTAGTCGTTGTCTGTGATAGCTCGGGCTTGAGCGTTGGAGATTACCTTTCGGGTTCCTAAGCCCTCGTCCCGCTCGGCGTACTTGCGCCTGGCGTTGGAGTTCATCGCGTCGGTGAGAGACTCGATCGCCCTAGTGAGTTCCATAGCCGGAGCTCCCTGAGCGGGAACCTCCCCATCTACGTACCGCTTGGCTATGGCCTCCCGGTACTCGGTCTTCAACGTTACGATGGACTCTCGGATGTCCGACACCGCTTCGTTCCAGTGGAACTCGTCGGATGTCAGGATCTTCTCAACCAGGATCTTCTTCACGTCGGCCAGCGAGTACTTGTAGTTACCGGAGTAGTACGAGTAATCGTTTCGTTCTTTAGACGCGATCTGGTGCCCGATGCCGACTATCGCCCGGTACTTGGCAGAGTCGTCCATCTTGTCCAGGATCTTGGTTACGGTTCCTGGTCGTTCCAGCAGATGGACCCAGATCTCCTGCTCGACGTCGTCGGCTTCGATGACGCCGGGCCATTGGAAGGCAACGGATTTAGCTGCCTTCTTGACCGTCTCTAACAGTTCTTCCATATTCCTCTCCTTGTTGTGTTCGTTGTCAAGTTTCAGACCTCCCAAACCCGGCCGTCGACCGTGAACCGGCCTCGGTGGATAGGGATGATCTCGGGCTTGACGTGTTGTCCGTCGATCGTCAGCAGCCCAAACCCCTGCTGCCAGTTCCCTGTGCCGCCTTTCAGATACTCAGCACGACGCTGGTCCATCAAGTGCCCGACCTCTACGCCGGTCACCGTCTGATGAACCATACCGCCATACCCCATCGTTTGGGACGCGATGCCCTGGCGATGGGTGTGGCCCATCACCACGGAGGTGCTGAATTTCTTGGCTGCGTTCAGCGCGGTGTCCCCGGCGATGCGAGAAACGCTGACCTGACCCCGATGCCCGTGGGTGGTGACCCAACCCGGTGCGATCTTGTTGAACTCAGGGAGCAGCTTGACACCGAACCCGTCGAAGTCCAGCAGGTTCTCGATATGGAACTGTTCCGAGAACTGAGCCAGCGCAGGAGCGTACTTCGTCAGGTACTCACGAGGGCGTAGGTCGTGGTTCCCTTCGTGAACACCTACAGGACCGTCGTAAACGGCCCTGAGAGGCCCCAGGAGACGGCTTTTCGCTTGTTCGTTGTCCTGTACCATCCGCTGGGTGAACTCCTTAGCAGAGCCTTTAGACCACCGAGCGGGTGTCGGGTAGTCCATCAGGTCTCCGATATGGATGACCTCGTCGGGCTGGTAATCCCCGATGAACCCGATCAACGCCTTCAGCGCCTTCCGGTTGTCGAAAGGCATTTGTGTATCGGAGATTACTACGATGCGCTTAATCACTGCGTTCCTTCCTTCAGGCGGCGGGCCAGAAGTTCTTCGACGGCGGCGGCGTAAGCCACAGCCAGGTTGACCAGGGCTTGGTCGATGTCGGTGTAGAACACCGCCATATCGACCCCTGGTATATCGGCGAACCTGCGGAGCTTGACGAGGCTATTCATCTGCATCCAGCACCTCTACAAACGGCCCAGGATAGAACGAGACAGGGTGGTTGGCTCGATTACCAGAGAAGGTCCACTCACCGTCGTGGGTGTTGAACCACCATACATCCCCTTGTGGATCTACGACCTGGGTGTCGATCGGAACGTCGTCCAGCGAGTCCCACACGCGAGGTTCGTCCGCGAAGACCTCCCACAGCATCTTCTCGGAGGGCTGCATCTTCTCCAGAACCCCGGCGTACCCGGCGATGTCTCGGACGGTGTCCTCGTGGTACCCGTTCGCCATGAACCGGGCGACCTTCAATAAGATCATCATCACGGCCACGTCCTCCGGGGAGAACTTTGCGCCAAAGTAGACGCTCCACAGGTCGGCGATGTTTTGGTGATTCTCCCGCGCGTCCCCGTAGTCGATGGCCCGCTGGCCGTTGATCAGCTCTTCGGCCTCGGTCAAGATGCTCATTCTTCGTCCTCCCAGATGTAATCGTGGATAAGTTCGGGGTCGATAAGATCGCCCCATTCGCCGGCCTCCTCAAAGAAGGCCCAAGTGCCGTCTATCATGTGATCCTTTGCAGTAGTGCGTCTTTGCCTCGTGTGTTCACGAGGCTGTTCACGTCCTCACCGGGCGGGAAGGGGATGACCTTCGCATTAGGTAAGGTTTTGGCGATGCCGTTAGCGAACGACATCCCCGCTTCGTCCCCGTCCGCTAAGACGAAGACGTCCCGATACCCCAGGAACGGCTCCCGGAAGTGCGGTTTCCACGACTGAGCCCCCGGGACTCCCACGGTGGGAACCCCGCAGGTGTGCGCTGTGATCGCGTCCAGCTCCCCTTCTGTGATAGCGATCGACGGAGACGCCCGCATCAGCGCAGCGGTGTTGTACAGCCTCGGTCTATCCCCAGCCGTGGTCAGGTACTTACCGCCGGCGTCTCGGTCGTTTATTCGCCTAAACCGCAGGGATACAACAGAGATCTCCGAGTCCTGCGACCAGCGCAGGTACGGGATGGCCAGCTTCCCTCGGTAGAGTTCATGACCAGGGAGTGGCTCTTCCACGTATCCCAGTTGGAACCACCTCACTATCTTCGGATCCCCCAGGCCCCTGCTCTCCAAATACTCTTCGGCTAGGCTTCCGGGCAGGCTCCGGTTGTACCGCTGAGTCGATTCCCGGAGAAACCTCCTTCGCGAGTCGCTTAGCCTCTGCATAGCTAACTTCCTCTCTTTCTTTCAAGATCCAAACAGCACTTCCTCCTACTCCGCAGCCTAGGCACCGGAACGCGTTGTACCGATACGAGATACCCGCGCTGGCGATACCGTCTCCGTGGAACGGGCACCGAGTACTGATCCACTCCTGGCCGGTGTCCTCTGGCGGTTCCCACTCCGGGTGGTACCGCTGGATAACCCTGGCTATCAGGGACTCCATCAGTAGTACTCCCTCCGGTATGCGGTGACCCCGATTACCTTTCCTCCCGCTTCTCGTACTGCTTTAGCGACTGCTTCTTCGATGGTGTCTAGGAAATCGTCGGGTATCGGTGGCTGCCCTATAAACGTGAACTTCTCGAACCACGCTTCTACCTTGAATTTAAGCAAAGTAAGTCACCTCGTACACGCTCAAGTCTTTGGTCTTGAAGTGCCACTTGGAACCCTCGAGTAGGCCCTCGATGAACATCGCGAGTTGCTCTTCTTCCCTGTCCGACTCGACCAGAGCCTCTATTCTGTAGTGCATCTATCCTCCGTTCGTTGTCAAGTTTTCCGGCACGACGACGTTGACCCCGGCCATACGGGCCGGGTGCATGGCCAGGTATTCGATAGCGCGCTGCAACGCGTATTTGTCGTCTCTCAGATGCCCCAAGACGTTTCGGTTGCACGGGGTGCATAGAAGTCCTCGGACGATCCTGGTCTCGTGGTCGTGATCGACCGAGAGCCGTTTACGGGCACCTGTGGCCCTTTGGCAGATGAAGCACCGCTGCCCTTGGTAGTTGTATATCTGCCAATACTCCTCGGCGGTAAGGCCGTAGACGGCCATCAGCCGCTGCTCCCACGTCGCGGATCGACGCTTGTTACGTTGCAGCCTGTGGTGTGTGGCACACCGAGGACCGGGGTGGGGTGCTTTTCGTTTAGACGTGATGCCCTCGGCCACGCAGTCCTTACACGGCTTAGGTCTGCGTCCTCGATCCTGAGGATGCCTACGCGATGCCGAAGTCATAGTCAAGCCCTATCGCGTCCCGGATCTTTTCCACAGCCAGCTTCGGGTCGGATATCATCCACGAATGAAACCGACCGCCTAGCAGGTACAAGCGGGCACCGGCTACCATCGCCGCGTCCAACGCGGCTACCGGCGAAACGATCCGATCCTCGGAGCCGTGGATCAACGTGGTACGTACTCGGTTAAGCTTGAGAGCCTGCATAGCAGCCTCGCTGTCGTGCTTTACCAAAGCCAACCCCGCTCGAGCCATTCCTACACCGGACACCGACCCTTGCAGGCGCGAAGCCAGGCTGAGACGCTCTCCAAGCCTTCTGATAGACCCGGCCTGACGGACATCACCCCACACGTCCCTCACCGCTCCGGAGAAAAACTTAGCACCTCTGCTGGCGCTGATAGACCGGTGGTGTGTCTCGCCTACGGCTGCGTCCAAGAGAACGACATCTATAACCGAGTCGGGTCGTTTGGCTGATAACTCAGCGACGATAGCCCCGCCCATCGAGTGCCCCACCATAACCGACGGCGGGACCCCGACCTGGTCCATAGCATCCGCTAAGACATCGGCCATATCTTCAACCGAGTGCCCGTACGGAAGGTTGTCGCTGCCTCCGTGGTCGGGGGCGTCGAACGCCCACACCTCGAATCCGTTACCGGCCAGCAGGTCCAGCATTTCCCCGTAAGCCGCAGCAGACACCGAGAACCCGTGCATGAAGACGAGCGGAATCCCCTCGCCTCCGTGCAGGTAGCAGACTTTGAAGCCTTCCGGAAGAACTACAGACTTCGGGATCACTTAGACCACCTCTTCGCGGACCGGTTGACGTTGAGTTCAGAGACGTTATTCGCCAACGTCCCCCGGCGGTTGTCTAGCAGGCTCGAGAGGATCTGCTGGTGGGTGAGGTTGGCCTTGCCTTGGGGTTTGGGCATG